CTGCAATGTTTATAGCCTTTGACAACCGCCATTGCTGGCGGTTTTTTGCGTTTGGGTAATAGTAAAATGAAAATATCAGAAAAAGGTGTCTCTTTAATACAACATTTTGAAGGTTGTGAGCTTAAAAGTTATAGATGTGCTGGCAATGTTATAACGATTGGCTGGGGTCACACTAAAACTGCTGAAGAAAACCAGATTATTACTCAAGAAATGGCAGATTTTCTGTTGTTAGATGATATTTTAGTATTTGAAGATGATGTTCAACGGCTTGTAAATGTTGATTTAACGCAAAATCAGTATGATGCACTTGTTTGTTGGACATTTAACTTAGGCGCTACGAATTTATATTCTAGCACTCTTTTAAAAGTATTAAATTCAGGTACTTACGACAAAGTTTCAGAGCAAATTCTACGCTGGGATAAATCTGGCGGTAAGCCGTTAGCTGGTTTGACTCGTAGACGGAGGAGTGAAGCACTTTTGTTTGACACTGGCATCCTGGAGTTTGGTGAGACTTATGCTTGATGATAAAAAAGATATTGTTGATGTTGCCGCTGCTGGTACGGCAGTTATGTCCTATGCAGCGTGGCTTCCACCAACTGCCAGTTTGTTTACTATTATTTGGTTAGGCATACGCATTTTTGAGACAAAAACAGTGCAAAATCTAATTAAGCGCAAATAATTTCATAGATCGAGGTGGTAATTGCCGCTAGATCGAGGTGGTTGCGTTAAATAAACGAATTTGCCACTAGATCGAGGTGGTTAAGCGTTGCCACTAGATCGAGGTGGGTACAAAAAAAGGGCAAAAAATGCCCAAAAATGTGAATGTTGCCACTAGATCGAGGTAGACATAAAAAAAGGCCAAAAAATGGCCCTAAATTAAATGTCTTTTGTCGTTTCGCAGTTTAATTGAACAGAATTTCCGTTAATGCTTGCCGGGTTAGTTTGATCTAAAGATTCTAAAACACCTCCTTTATCGTTAATATAAAAAATACATAGTTTATCTGAATTGTCATTTATTACCTTGATTAAATCATCGATAGATAGTTTCATTTGGTTATCCTTAGTTTTTGTTAGCCTCGATACTTGCTTGCTTTTTTGCCCGTTCAACGTCTAATTGAGAAAGCTTTACCGCTATGTTTTCAGCTATTTCAACGCATTGTGCAGCTTTTGTATCATCTGGCGCTGTAATTGCCAGTGTAAGGGCCGATACTAGCGCCTCGTAATTGTTTGTTGGTTTCATTAGCTGTTTGCCTCCTTGATAAACTTCTTTACTGCCTCAATTTGCCCGACATTGCCCGCACCATATTTAGTACGGAAATGTTTAGACACTTCAGGGTGTACGCCTTTTATTTTCCTAGCCGAATTAATAAAGTGTTGGGCGTCTTTTGCTGTTAATGCTAAATTTCTAAATGGTTCAATTTGTCTGTTTATCTCTTTGATATTCATAATTTGCCCCTTTTTGCGAATAGTAAGTTATTTACACCTAAAAAGCCCCAATTAAGGGGCTTTGATGGTTTAGCGGTAAGTTTATATGCGTTCTAAAATTAAGCTTTTAAGATCGCTGCAAATACTTTTGTGATAGGTGTTGCGCTCATCTTGAGTAAGTGAATATGCGTAACTAGTCTGAGCCAGTTGATCGGCTAATACTTCTAAAAATATATGGCTTCCCTGCCTGTTTAAAATATCAATTAAATTTTTTGCGTCTTTTGTAACGTTGTCATAATCGCCATACATAATACTTAGCTCCTTTAAAAGTGTTTAAAATTGCATTGATAGAAAATAGAAAAATAAAAAGACAACAGGAACCGTGATAGTTAAAGCCTGGAAAAATGCGGATTTATAAAAAGGTTCTGAATATGACGGCAGCGCGCTTGCTTTGTGGACATCATAAACGGTGTTGTCGCTGTCAATAAAGGAAATCGGCCTATTATCTAAATATAAATAGACACCATCAGAGCGCCACGGTCCAATGGCAAAACGCTCCTTTTTTTGGAATTTATAGCTTAGTTCTTGTGGTAATTCGCGCATTAATTGTAAGTCACTCATAATGTGACCCTTTTGGCTAGGCATTCGCTGATTAATTCATCACGTCGCAGCCTGTCGACAAACTCGATAAACTCGCACCGAATAAGAGGTTTATAGTTGTTTTGAGTCCATCCCTTAACAGGCTTTTTATTTAAACCCTGCCAAAATGCCTTGCGTATTTCTGGTTGTGTTGTAAATGCATAATTCATAACGTTGTACCTTTAACAATTAAAGAAATAATGACCGTCGAACTCAGAAAAATCATAAGATAAATCGCGACCGTAACTTTCATAATTAAAATATGCTTCAAGATGTTCAGGTATTTCGATACATCCGCTTTCAACGTACATTTCAGCTAATTCGACATAGTTTGAAAAATAACCATGATAATTATTTTCTATGTCTGAAAGTGATAGACCTAAAGCGATGCCAGCGTTAAAAACTTCAGCGTCATAATGTGAATTGTCTATAGCCTCCATTAATTCAAAGAAAGCTGGATCAATTGAATATTCGCCAACGTAATTGGAGGGAACATCGTCATAATCGCAGACAATCCATTCCTCGCGCAGTTCACCGTCTTTTTTGTTTTTAGTTACAGCTGTTAACCATTGGCTAATCTCTGTTAAATGTTCTTCATGTGTTGAGCCGTCAAGTTCAAAAGTTTTTGTAATACATTGGCCGCCTACATAATCGTGAAGTGAATGGTAAGTAATATTGCTCATTTGTTGCCCCTTTTTACATAAGTATCAAATAAATAGAAAAGCGCCCCAAAAAATGAGCTTAGAACGCAAGTTATTGTCAAAGTAATTGCTATAAGTTCCATTGTTAGTTGTATCCCTTGATTTTGTAGATTGGGTGGCTAAAGGTTTGGCGGGTGCGCTCAATACTGCGCTCAATGCTGCGCTCAATGCGTTCCTCATCTGCTTTGCGCTGCTTGACCTCTTCTAAGCATTCTTGAAACTCTGCGCGCGTATAACCTGACAAATGTTCGCCAGTTTTTAAGTGTTCGAGATAATTCCAATCATCAGAGGGTTCTGTTTCTTGAGGTGTGTAACCTAATAAACGGTTTTGTGATTCCTCATAATTATCTGGGTCATTAGCTGGGTTATCGGGTAGATCGTAAACACTAGACATTAGTAAGCCACCCGTATAAGTGATAGAAATCCAGCATAAATAACAATTGATGTTAAAACGCTGACAGACAAAACAATCCAGCCCATTAATAGACGATTTTTTAAGGTATTTCCGTTGCGATTTTTCATAATATGCCCTCTGTTTAATATATGATAATAATACACTATGTGTGTAAATAGCGCAACAAATTACCAGATAAAATGGGCATTTCAGCGTAATTAATGGTTTAAATTTATAGAGTAGTAAACATACACAAAAGATAGGGTAAAGATAATGGCTAAATTAGGTCGACCGACTAAATATTCTGATGATGTTGGAGAGATAGTTCTTGATCTAATGGATAAGGGTAAAAGCATCTGTCAAGTTGCAAGACATTTAAACGTTTGCAGAAAGACTATTTATAATTGGATGGATGAAAATGAGGATTTTTTACACACTGTTACGCGCGCGAAGGATTACAGTGAGGCATATTGGGAAACAGAATTCCAGAAAATGATGTATTCCAGAGACTCGCAACCTCAATTAGTTCGCCTATATATGGGCAATAGATTCGGCTGGCGTGAACAAGACCAAACAGTAAACGATGATCAAGCAACACCAAAAAGTATACAAGTGGAAGTGGTTGACGCTAGACAAAATAGTTAATGGATATATCGGTTAACGTTCCCCAGGGTAAATTTTTATCGATGCCCGATAAGATAAAACAAAAGGCGTTTGTTAGTGGCTTTGGTGGTGGCAAAACATATGTCGGCTGTATCCAAATGTGTTTGGACTTCTGGCGATACCCTTTAATTCATCAGTTATATGCAGCCCCAACCTATCCGCAAATAAGAGATATATTCTACCCAACTATTAGAGATGTAAGCGAAGCAATGGGTCTTAGAGTTGAAGTTAGAGAAGCCAATAAAGAAGTACATTTTTACGAGGGCAGAAAGTACAGAGGTACAACAATCTGCCGATCAATGGAACGCGCAGAAAGTATTGTCGGGTTTAAGGTTGGGTGTTGTCTAATTGATGAGATAGACATCATGCCTACCATGCGCGCAGAACACGCATTCAACAAGATACTAGCAAGATTGAGATGGGAAGGCGCTCCAAACAGAGTAAGTGTGACCAGTACCCCAGAGGGCTATAAGTTTATATATAACCGTTTTGTAATGAATGCGACGGATAAATATGGATTAATACAGGCTAGCACCTACGACAATGAAGCCAATTTGCCAGATGGA